CGCGGCATCATCCTGGTGACGTTCACCCCGCTGATGGGCATGTCCAACGTGGTGGCGCGGTATCTCATGGAAGAGAGTAGCGACCGCACCGTCACGACGATGACGATTGACGACGCGGAGCACTACAGCCCGGAAGAGCGCGCGAAGATCATCGCGAGCTACCCGGCGCATGAACGCGAGGCTCGCACCAAGGGCATCCCGTCGATGGGCTCGGGGCTCATCTTCCCGGTGCTCGAAGAGGAGATCGTTGTCCAGCCTTTCCGCATTCCGCCTTATTGGGCACGGATTGGCGGGATGGACTTTGGCTGGGACCACCCGAGCGCTTTCGTGGAGCTTGCCTGGGACCGCGATGCCGACGTGATCTACCTCACCAAGTGCTACCGCAAGCGCGAGGCAACGCCTGTCGTTCACGCTGCTGCAGTCAAGCCTTGGGGCGAGTGGTTGTCGTGGGCATGGCCGCACGACGGGAACAACGATACGGCGGCTGGCGAGAACCTGGCCAGCCAGTATCGGGGGCAGGGGCTGAACATGCTCTACGCCCGCGCCACCTACGAAGACGGCAGCAACTCGGTCGAAGCCGGATTGATGGAGATGCTGGACCGGATGCAGACCGGCCGGTGGAAGGTATTCTCCAACTGCACCGAGTGGCTGGAAGAACGGCGCATGTACCACCGCAAGGACGGCAAGGTCGTGAAAGAGCGGGACGATGCGATTTCGGCATCACGCTACGCCTTGATGATGAAACGCTTTGCGGCGCCAGAGCCGCAGGACGAAGACGACTTCCGCGACCACAACCGCAAGCCCACCAACGCGATCGGATACTAGCGATGTCTTATGGCGATCAACCATTGGTTGGCGTGCGCAATGGCGCGACTTTGTCACTGCCGTCGAGGTCTAGGAAGCGGGTGGCCCTCGAATGAGGAAGAGATGACCCGCAAACTTAACCAGCTTCTCTATGACCGCAGGCTGTCGATCAAGGCCGGGGTCGATGCCGACAAGCTCATGTCAGTCGACGCGCAGATCAGAATGCTGCGCGATGCTCTAAAGGGCAAGTGACTGCTATGGCATATTCCGAGAGAGACATGGAGGGCGAGGGTCACGAAGCCAGCGAAGGCGAGATCAAGACAAAGAAGCGCCTGACCTATCAGGACCTGATGCTGGCGCAGAACATCGTTGACCTGATCGATGAGGACGAACTGGGCAAGATCGGTGCTCTCGTCACGTCGGAGTACGAGATCGACAAATCGAGCCGTCACGACTGGGAGACGCGCTACAAGGCAGGCATCGACCTCGCCATGATGGTAAGCGAGGAAAAGAACTACCCGTTCGCCAACGCCGCCAACGTCAAGTATCCGCTGATTGCGACGGCCGCGCTGCAGTTCAATGCGCGAGCCTATCCGGCGATCTGCCCGCCTGACCGTGTGGTGAAGGCAAAGACGAACGGCGCCGACCCCGATGGGCAGAAGTCCAAGCGGGCTGACCGCATCTCGGAGTACATGTCCTGGCAGTGCATGGAGCAGATGCCGGAATGGGAAGAGGACACGGACAAGCTCACGCTGATCGTGCCCATTGTCGGCTGTGCCTTCCGCAAGGTGTTCTACGACCCGTCGCTGCGCCGCAAGGTGTCGCGCCTCGTCACCGCTGACCGGCTGGTGTACCACTACAAGGCCCGCTCATTCGAGGACCTGCCGCGGCTGACCGAACTGCTGTCTCTCTACCCCTACGAGATTGCCGAGCGCATCCGCGACAAGCGCTTTGCCGATTTCGACTATGACGAGCTAGGGTCGGGTGAAGAGGACGGGACGACTGACGGCGGCGACCCGCAGACGCCGCACCTGTTCCTTGAGCAGCATCGCCTGCTGGACCTCGACGGGGACGGCTACCCGGAGCCGTACATCGTCACGGTGCACAAGTCCTCGGGCAAGGTATGCCGCATCATAGCGAACTGGTCTGCCGATACCGCGCAGGTGGAGGCCGACGAGCAGACCGGCGAGATCAAGGTCACCGCCATTCGCAAGCAGGCGTTCTTCATCCGCTACCTATTCCTGCCGTCGCCCGATGGTGGAGCGTATGGGCTGGGGTTCGGCTGGCTGCTCAGCGACATGAACGACGCCATCAACGGCACGCTCAACCTGACCTTCGACGCGGCAAAGCTCAGCAACATGCAGGGCGGGTTCATCTCGGCAAACCTCGGGCCGAAGGTCAAGAACCAGACGTTCCGCTTCGAGCAGGGCGAGTGGAAGATCATCAACGCGAGTGGCCCGCTCAACCAGGCCATGATGCCACTGAACTACCCCGGCCCGAGTGCGGTCCTGTTCAGCCTGTTGGAATTCCTCGTCAACAGCGGCAAGGAACTGGCGTCGATCAAGGATGTGCTGACGGGTGAGACGCCGGCCACTGCCCCGGTTGGCACGACGATGGCGCTGATCGAACAGGGCCTGCAGGTCTTCACCTCGATCTACAAGCGCATTTACGTTTCGCTGAAGAAGGAATTTAAGCTCCACGCGCAACTCAACGAGAAGCACGTCACGGTGGAGGAGTACGCCGAGTTCTTCGATGAAGAGGGCGTTGACCCGCAGCAGGATTTCAACCTCAAGGACATGAACGTCCTGCCCGTCAGTGACCCCCAGTCGGTCACGAAAGCGCAGCGCATCGCCAAGGCTCAGGCGGTCTATGGACTGTCGCTGGACAACCCGACGATGGACCGTGGTTTCGCCACCCGTGAAATGCTCGAGGCCATCGGGGCTGAGAACATCGACAAGCTCGTCCCACCGCCTCCGCCGCCCGATCCTGAACAGATGGCACTGGCGAAGCGCGCTGCCGTGGCGGACATCGCTGAGAAGGAAGCCGCCACCGAGGACAAGATCGCGAGCGCCACGAGCAAGCTGGCTGCGGCGATCAAGGCCATTGCCGATGCCGAGGGCGTCGAGGTGGGCAACCAGATGGCCTACTACGGCCAGATCGTGAACATGCTCAAGACCGAGCACAGCATGGAGAACGACATTGTCGGACAGGCCAATGCTGGACAAGGAGGAGTTCCAGGCATGGAAGGACCACCCGGTAACGCGGGAAGTCCACCGCCGCCTGACGCAGCAGGCAACGGACTCGGCCTTGCGCCTGCAGGAGCGGCTGCTGGACCTGCTGTCCCAGCCCCCATCGGCCCTGAAGTCGATGCGCCCGAGTCTAGCGCAGGCCAAGGGATTCTCTGAAGGCCTGATTACGGCGGCCAACCTCGAATACGAAAGCCTGCTGACCGATGAGGAAGAGCAGGCGCTGAAGGAAGCAGCAGAGAAGGTGAAGCAGTGAACAATCCGACAGGCATTTCGCCAACGGAATTCAAGCTCCTCGTGAAACCCAAGGCGGCCGAAGAGGTGAGCAAGGGCGGCATCATTATCCCCTCAAGCGAGGTGGACAAGCAGAAGTTCGCGCAGACCGAGGGCGTCGTCGTCGCCGTTTCGCCGCTCGCCTTCACCTACGCCAAGCAGGAAGAATGGGACGCGGTAGGGGCCAAGCCCCCGCGGCCCGGTCAGACAGTGCTCTACGCCAGACATGCCGGCAACTGGGTGAAGGGCAAGGATGGGGGCGAATACCTCCTCATCAACGACAAAGACGTATGTGCGGTGATTGAGCATGACTGAGTGGCGGGCGATCCCCGGCTTCTCGGACTACGCCATTTCCGACAGCGGCGAATTTCGGCAGATCAAGCGCAGCGTGTTCCACCCGAACACCAGCACTCTCAAGACCACAATCGACGCCAAGGGATACAAGCGGATCACGCTAGTTGGCGATGACGGCCGCAACCATCGTGTCAGCCCTCACATCGCGGTTCTTGAGGCGTTTGTCGCTCTTCGGCCCGTTGGCCACGACGCATCGCACCTGAATGGCGATAGCCTCGATTGCCGCTTGGCCAATCTGGCGTGGGAAACGCCGTTGCAGAACCATCAGCGCAAGCTGGCACACGGCACCCTGATCCACGGCGAAAAGCACAAGTGCGCCAAACTCAGGACCGAACAAGTCAAGGATATTCGCGCCCGTGCGGCTCGGGGCGAAAAGCGTATCGACCTCGCTCGGCAGTACGGTGTTAGCAACACGCTCGTCTGTCGCATCGTGGCAGGTAAGGCTTGGATGCACGCCGCTTAAAGGAACCCAAATGACCGACACGCAGGGCGGAGAAGCCGCCGCAGTCGAGACTATCCCCGCCGCCGCACAGGCGGCTTTTTTGTCTTCCGACGCCAGCGAGCGCAACTGGGAGGCAGAAGCCAAGGAAATGGGCTGGGTCCCACAGGACCAGTTCAAGGGCGACCCGGAGAAGTGGCGCCCCGCCGATGAGTTCGTCCGCAGGGGCGAAGACATCCTTCCGATCGTTCGCAAGCAGAATGAGAAGCTGCACGGCGAGCTGAAGGAGCTACGCGAGACGAACGAGCGCATGTCGCGCATGTTCGAAAAGACCCTCGCTCGTGAGCGGGGAGAAGCAGAGCGGCGGATCGAAGCGCTCAAGGCGGAATCCCGCCTCGCAGTGAAGGCAGGCGACGACGCCAAGGCCGACCAGATCGACCAGCAGATCGAAAGCCTCAAGCAGGAAGCCAAGGAAGCCCCGAAGGCCAAGACCTACGCGGATTTCCCCGAGGACTACCAGCCGACCGAGGACTCGCCCGAGCACAACGCTCTGAGGGCGGGGTTCATGGCGGCAAACCCGTGGATGGTCGAAGAGCCCGACATGGCCGACTACGCCGTTCGGGTGAGCGAACTCAACGCCGCGGCAAACCCCGGCATCGGGTTCAAGGCGAACATGAAGGCCGTAGAGGCTGCAGTTCGCAAGAAGTTCCCTGCCTACTTCGGCGGGATGAAGGAACCAGCGGCGAATGGCCATGCCGCTGTTGATACCGGGGGCAGTTTCCCCGGTGCTCAGCCAGCAACAGACCCGCTAGTCGCGAAGCTGCCCCGAGAAGCGGTGGTACAGATGAAGCGCGACATCGCGGCCAAGCTCTACAAGACCGAGAAGGACTGGGCGAAAGCCTACTTCTCCTAAGGAAAGGACGCCAAAAATGGCAGACGTAGCATCGCGCGGCAACCGCGCTGAAGAGGTAAGGACAGAACGTCGCCGCAAGCCTGGCGCGACCACGGTGATGGGGCTCAAGCTCCATGTGCCGGAGTCGGACAAGGATGCGCAGTACGTTCACCGCTGGGTCAACGACGTTGGCCAGCGCGTGCAGGCCATGACGGCCGATGACTGGGACCCCGCCCCGATGGGCGAGGCCAGCACCGAGGCCCGGTATGTCGGCACGGACAGCGGCAAGCCCATCAATGCTGTCCTGATGCGCAAGCGCAAGGACTGGTACGACGCCGACCAGAAAGACAAGCGCCAGAACCTCGCTGAGACCGACAAGGCCATTCAGCGCGGCACGGTGCACGCCAATGCCGGCGAAGCCGACCTCAAGGGGGTCGATTACACCCCCGGCAACGGCAATTCGATCTCCCGCGGCTAACCAGGCCTTCGCCTGACGGGACGCGGAAAAACCCCAACATCACTGGAGTTCCCATCATGGCGAACGAAAACCGTCCGTTCGGGCTCAAGCCCCTGCGGTACAAGGGTGGTGGCCCGTACAACGGCGCCGTCAACCCGTACTACATCCAGTCGGACTACGCGACTGCGCTGTTCATTGGCGATCCCGTTGTCAAGACCGGCACCGCCAACACCGCTGAAGTCAACGTGCCGGGCGCCGGCAAGTTCGGCATCGGCGTCCTGCCCTCGATCAACAAGACCGCCGCTGGCGACGTGGACGGCAACACCAAGCGTATCACTGGTGTGATCGTCGGCTTCTCCCCGCTGCCCACTGACCTGTCGAAGAACTACAATCCGGCCTCTACCGCCCGCGTTGCGTACGTGTGCGACGATCCGGACGTGATCTTCGAAATCCAGGCCGATGGGGCGGTCCCCGCTGCGTCGATGGGCCTGAACGCCGTGCTGATCTACACGCAGTCGGGCTCCACGACCACGGGCCTCAGCGGCGCTGAACTCGACACGACCTCGGACGTGCCGGCCGCGGATGCGAGCAACCAGCTCATCATCCTCCGCGCTTCGAACCGCGAGGACAACGACACGACGCTCACCCGCGCCAAGGTCGAAGTCATGATCAATTGCCACACCGAAGCTACGGGTTACACCGCGGCCGGTGACGGCACCCTCGGCATCTAAGGAGAACGGAAATGACCGTTACTACCGGTACTCATCCGAAGCTCCTCTGGCCTGGGCTGCAGGCTATCTGGGGCAACATGTACAAGGACAATCCGCCGGTGTACTCGCAGGTCTTCGAAGTCGGCACGTCCGACAAGGCCTACGAGGAAGACCAGGAGATTTCGGGCTTCGGCCTGTCTCCGGTCAAGCCGGAAGGCGGCTCTGTCTCGTACGACGATCCCGTCAACGGCTACCTCAAGCGCTACACCAACGTGACGTACGGCCTCGGCTTCATCGTCACCGAGGAAGCGGTCGAGGACAACCAGTACAAGGCGCAGGCTGAGAAGCGCGTAAAGGCCCTTCGCCGCTCCATGCGGCACACGAAGGAAACCGTTCACGCCAACGTCCTGAACCGTGCCACTGACACCAACTATGCTGGTGGCGATGGCCTGCCGCTGCTCTCGACGGCCCATGTGACCGCCAACGGCACGCAGTCCAACAAGCTGGCGACGGCGGCTGACCTCTCGGAAGCGGCTCTGGAAGACATCTTCATCCAGATCATGAACGCGACCGACACCCGTGGCCTGCGCATCTCGCTCAAGCCCCGCCAGCTGCTCGTGCCGGCGAACCTCGTGTTCGAAGCCACCCGCATCGTCAAGTCGGACCTCCAGAACGACACGGCCAACAACGCCATCAACGCGATCAAGTCGATGGGCATCCTGCCCCAGGGCATCGCAAGCTGGACGTTCCTGACCGACACGGACCAGTGGTTCGTGCTGACCGACGCGCCGGAAGGCCTCAAGTCGCTGCAGCGTCGCGAACTGGCGCTCGAGAAGGACTCGGACTTCGAAACCGGGAACTTCAAGCACAAGGCCACCGAGCGTTACAGCTGCGGCTGGACCGACTGGCGCGCCGTGTTCGGCTCCGAAGGCGCGTGATCCTGACAGGGGCGGGTTTCGGCTCGCCCCTTACCCATTCGAACCCTTGAACCTTTCCGCAACTCGGACGGCACCGCCGTTCAAGAGGAGAATTCCCAATGCCCGCAGCTAATTACGCAGGCGGCTTCCCGTACGGGGTTGCCATCAAGAACGTGCCGCTCACTGTCGCCAATCCCGGCAAGGTGTGGTGGCTGTCCAACGCCACGACCCTCATCAAGGGTGATCGCGGCGGCTCCGACCAGAACAAGGGCACGTTCAACTCGCCCTTCTCGACGCTTGCCGGCGCGCTGACTGCCATTTCGGCCGATCGCGGCGCGAACCGCGGCGACATCATCATGGTCAAGCCCGGCCACGCTGAAACGATCTCTTCGTCTACCGCGCTTACCATGAACGTGGCTGGCGTGGCGGTGATCGGTCTCGGCAATGGATCGAAGCGCCCGAAGTTCACCATCGACACGGCCAACACGGCAACGATCAACGTGTCCGTGGACGATGTGAGCTTCTACAACTGCCAGTTCTTCGCGAACTTCCTCTCCATCGCGGCGTGCTTCACGCTTTCGACGGCGAAGAACTTCACGGTTCAGGGCTGCACGTTCAAGGACACCTCGTCGGTCCTGAACTTCCTCAACATCTTCAAGTCAACCGGCGCGGCCAACACCGTGGACGGCCTGACTGTCGAGGATTGCCGCTGGAACGGCCTGGGCACGACCTCGGTCAACTCTTTCATCCTCACCGCCAACGACATCGACGGTGCGGTCTGGCGCCGCAACAACGTCAAGCTGGCCCGCACCGCTACCGCGGCGGTGTTCGCCACCGTGTCGGCTGGTGTGCTGACCGACCTGATCTGCACCGACAACGTGGCGATCTCGCAGCAGACGGCGGACACGGGCGGCGGCTTCATCAATGTCGGCGGCACGACCTCGACGGGTGTGGTGGCCCGCAATCTGCTGGGCGACCTCAGCACCACCGACCTGTTCATCACGACCTCGGTGGGCCTGACCTACGACAACAACAAGAAGACCGGCGTCATTTCGGCCTCGGGCTACCTGCTGCCGGCGACCGACGCGTAAGGCGCATAGCGGGGCAGGGCACAGGCTCTGCCCCTTTCCTCGTGAAAGGAGGCCGCTATGGCCGATGCAGTTACCAGCCAGACTATCGTAGATGGCCCGCGCAACACCGTGATGAAATTTACCAACACGTCCGATGGCACGGGTGAATCGGCGGTACTTAAGGTGGACGTGTCTGGGCTGTCCGGCGCTCCGTCTGGGGTGTCTATCACAAAAATACACTACTCAGTCGCTGGCATGGTCGTGCGGCTGCTTTGGGACGCCGATACGGATGTAACGATAGTCGACCTTCAAGGCGACGGCTGTCTGTGTTGCAGCGAGTTTGGCGGGCTCGTTAACAATGCCGGAGCCGGCGTGACGGGCGATATCAAACTGACGACTGTCGGCCACACGGCAAACGATAGTTATTCGATCATCCTCGAAATGAGGAAGCAATAAAGGTGCCGAGCGACCACCACAAAGGCTGCTGCGACCGGTGCGGTTTCATTTATGCGCTTGACCGCCTTCACAAGGAATGGACCGGGCTCTATGTCTGCCCATCGTGCTACGATTCCCGGCATCCGCAGGAGTTCGTTCGCGCCGTTAGGCCGGATCGGCTGTCATACGCGCGCAAGGCGGTAGGCGAACTGGTGACCGTTGGCCCAGGCGATGTGATGGCGGATGACCTCTAATCGTTTAAATTCCGAGATTGTCCGTGGCCCTGATGGCAGGGCTGTCGGGACGCGCAAGGTGGTTAACTAGGAGATACCGATGGCAAGCTATTCTGAAGTCAAAGCCGGGCTGGATGACGTGGCCGGCATCATTCGCGAGCAGAAGGCAGTGATGCTCAAGGTCAAATCCAATGCCGCGCTGGCATCGGCGGCGCTGGCAGGGCTCGCAACCGAGTATGCAGATGTGGTCGCGACCATCCAGGCATTCGGCACCGGCAATGCGGCAGAGGCTGCGGCAAAGGCCGAACTCGCCAAACTGGTGACGGAATACACCGCACTGAAGGGCATTGCCGATCAGGTCGCGGCGGTGAGCCTCGGCTGATGGATGGGCAGTTCTTCCCCAGCGGGGCGCAGCCAGTCCAGTTCGAGGGCGGCCGGCCTTATAATCGCTGGCTGCGGAAAGATTTCAAGGAGATCATCGACGGGCTTGGGCTCGGGACCAACCTGAAACTCTGCCTCGATGCTGGGGACGGTTCGTCCTACACGTCCGGTCAGTCATGGCTGGACCTCAGCGGCAACGGGTACGATTTCTTCCGGGGGGTGGGCAGCGGCGCTGCGGCGGATGATCCGACCTTCAAAGGAGTTGCCGACAGCCACTCGTCATCTGAGTATTTTTTGTTCGATGGTGGCGACTATTTCACCTACGACACCACGAACGAAACGTGGATGGAGAACCTGCACAAGGACTCCGCCGTTTTCACGATTGCGGCGTGGGCTTACATCCCGACAGCGGCAGCAAATAGGCCAATATTCGGGAACAACGCGGCCAATGCAGTGCTGGCGAACGGCGTGTGCCTGTTCGTTGGCACGGCCGACACGCTAAATTTCCTCTGCGACAAGACCGGGGCGATCTGTCTCAATGTTACCGGGAGCGTTGTGAACGAGGGGGCGTGGAATTTCCTCGCGGTGACCATAGACGAGGCGGCGGGAACTGGCGGGTTTCTGGTCAACAATACGTGGACCGCGTTCACATCGACCTATAGTTCACCGACTGCCAGCGCCGCTGCCTACACGACGCAGATTGGCGCCTTCGGGAACAAAGGCGCCCCGCTGGCCTCAGGCGCACGGGTGGCCGAGTTGGCTGCTTGGGAAGGCGTAGCCCTGACCCAAGCGTGGCTTAAGTCGGTATTCACCGCCACGCGCGGCCGGTTCGGAGTGTAGCCGATGCGCATCCCGAGCGGCGTCGTTGACCAGTACATCTACTTCGTGGCGGTTGACTCTTCTGATCTGATCACCCGCGAAACCGGGCTGACGACGTTCACGGTCTATCGCGCTCGCAACGGTGCCGCAGCAGCGGCGTACACCACGCCAACGGTTGCCGAGGTCTCCTCGGCCAACATGCCGGGCGTCTACTCTCTATTGCTCGATGAGGACATGACGATCGCATCGGGCAACAAGTCCGAGGAAGTCGTGCTGCACATCACGCAGGCCTCGATGGCCCCTGTGACGCTGGTCTATGAGCTGTACCGCCCGGACGTGACGGACGGCGAAACCATCACCGTCTCAAGCGGGGCGATCTCGACCGTCACGACGACGACCACTGCAACCAGCGTGACAACCGTCAACGGGCTGGCTGCTGGCGTTATCACTGCCGCGTCGATTGCCGCAGACGCCATCACAGATGCCAAGGTGGCGAGCGATGTCACCATCGCCAGCGTCACGGGCGCGGTTGGGTCTGTCACCGGCAACGTGGGCGGCAACGTCACTGGGTCCGTTGGCTCCGTCGCCTCGGGCGGCATCACTGCCACATCCATCGCGGCTGATGCCATTGGCGCCTCCGAACTGGCCGCCGATGCCGTTACCGAAATCGCGGCTGGCGTATGGGGCAGCCTGACTTCAGCGCTCACCACCGTTGGGTCGGCCGGTAAGCTCATAGTGGACAACCTCAACGCCACCGTGTCGAGCCGTGCATCGCAGACCTCGGTCGATACCGTGGATGACTTCCTCGATACCGAGGTTGCCGCCATCAAAGCCAAAACGGATGCGCTGCCAACCGACCCAGCCGATGCCAGCGACATTGCCGCGTCGTTCGCCACGGTAAACGGCACGCTCGC